GCGCCCGGGGCGCCCTGCTGGCGCATCAGCTTCGTTTGCATCGCCATCTGGTGCGCGGCGATGTGCGCGCGGTAGCGCCCGAAAGGGTCTCCCGTCAACTGCGCGCCCTGCGTGTGCTCGACGATGTGGCGCTGGTCGTCGTCGGCCTCGTGGATGGGCGCGGGCATGTTGTTGTGCAGGATGATGTTCTCGGTCGCCGCATCCACCGTGTAGAGGTTGCGCTCGTCGATCAGGATCTTCGGGGCGAGCTCCGGCCCGAAGAGACCCTCGACGAAGGATTCGAGGATTGGGGTGACGTCGAGCTTTCTCCCGTTCATCTGCTGCGGCGGGATGCCGCGCAGCACGTTCATGCCGGCGATGCGCAGCTGCTGGAGCTGCTGCGATTGCACGATCGAGGTGCCGGCCCAGCGGAACTGGTAGCGCTGGTCGAAGGACTTCGGGTCGATCTCGGTCATCTTCGCCTTCACGCCGATCTCGCCGCGCTGCTCGACCAGCACCTTCGTCGTGCGGAACTGCCGCTCGTACTCGAAGAGGCGCTCGGCCAGGGGATTTAAAATCGCCTCCTCGTAGCGTTCGGCGTGGTCCATGATGGAGGTCATCTGGTCCTGCTGGAACTGGCCCATCATCTGGTTATTCTTGCGCCCGGCGGGCATTCTCCCCATCATCATCTCGTTCACATCCATCGACTCCCAGATCTGGCGCTTGATGCCGTCGCAGATCTGGTAGGACTCCTTGTAGAGTTGCGGCTGCGTGAGCGGCTTGATGCCGTCGGGCGCGATCGGCCACACCGCGGCGAGGCCCATCACCATGGAGGCCCAGTTCGGATTTTTCTCCGGGTCCGCCGCCCAGATCGGCAGCAGCGAATACATGGCGGAATCCTGCCCCATGTTCCAGAAGTCGTTCAGGTTCCACTGGAGAAACTTGACCGGCTCGATCTTCGACTGCCCGAAGAAGCTCCCGCTCACGCGCTCCACCGGCGCGGAGATGACCGGGCGCTTGCCGCCCCACTGCGGCGCCTTCACGATGCCCAGTATCCGCTGCTGCGAGGCGTAGTAGACGTAGGAGAGGCGCTTCACCTTCGATTTCCCCTCGTCATATTCGAGCTTGGCGGTCGTCTCGTAGACGAGGAGATACTTGTAGGCGCCGGAGGTTTTCACCCCGGCTGCGCTCGCGCGCGCCTTGGGCGGCACGTTGCGGTTCTTCGCGGAATTGTTCGCCTCTGATTCGAGCGAGTCCCACAGCGTGTCGGTGGTCTCGCCTTCTTTCAAATGGAATATGCCCTCGTCAACGAGGGATTCCACCTTCGATTTCGACAGGCGCAGGCGGATCGTCACGCTCGCCGCCTTCTCGATGTCGTTGCACGTGGGCGGCACGACCGCGAGATCCTCGGTCGCGAAATCCACGACCTCCGGGCCTTCCTCGAGGACGTCGGTCTCCTCGGTGGCCTCCTCCTCCTCGCCCGGGTCGACGAGATCTACCTCGGTCTCCTTCGCGTTCTCGCCCACCTCGACGAGCGAGGGGTTGCGCTTGACTAACTCCGTGATGCGCCGGTAGGAGCGCGTCCAGTCGATGTAGAGATTCCACTGCCCGGTCACATCCCCCGCCACGAGGTCCGAGCGCACGGTCTCCTTCAGGCGCAGCGAGCGCACGTCGTGCTCGAGGAGGGCGAGTTGCGTGAACGGCGTCTCGGCGTCAGAGCCCACCGCCTCGATGTGCTTGTGGCGCGTAGGGAAGAGTTGCTTCAGCGTGCGCTTCGTGCGCGCGTTGATCGCATCGCGCGTGGCCGGGATGTAGCACTGCGAGTTGCCGGCGTATTGCGCGTTCGTGTCCGGCTTGCACTGGTAGATCGCCCAGTACTCCTCGATGCGGTCGCACTGCTCCTGCTTGCCCTCGAAGGCGGACTGTATCGCGTCGTAGAGCTTGAGTGCCGACTTGTAGATGTCGGCGTTCTCGTCGGCGGCGAAGTTCTCGGGTTTCTCTCCGGTTTCGAGCGCGCCCGGAGCGGCGAGGGAGTTTACGGAGTCGCTCGGCGCGGACTTCTTTTTGTCGGTGCGCTGGGCCACATCAGATGCGCTTACCCGCGAGTCGGGCCATGCGCGCGGCGCGCACCTTGGCGGGGTTCTTCGCGGGCGGGGTCGTGTCGGCCTCGGGCTTCTTTCCCGTCACCCCGAAGAGCGGGCGCATCGAGTTGCCGAGCTTGCGCGTCTGCCCCTTCTTCGCGCCCGTCATCGCCTTTTCCTTTTTCTTCTTCACGGCGGCCTAGCCCAGGTCCTTGCGGCCGTAGATCTTCTCGCGCATTGCCCCGGATTTCAACTTGTCGGGCACCTTCGCCGGGTTCTTGCCCTCGGCGCCGCCGGACTGCTTCAGCTCGTAGAAATCGACCGGGTTTTGCGACGGGGACTTCTTCGCGTGAGATTTGGAAATCGCCATGGTCATCTCCGTTGCGGCAGTGCGGTCTGGTAGCGGACCCCCTGCGGGTTCGTGCCATAGTGCCTTGGCTCACTATCGGCGTCAAGTTGTCTTGTCAAGACGCAATAGGCCGACTCGGTCGCTTCGGCCACGAGGCGCGCGAGGCCGGGCTCGGGCTCCTGCGGGCGCCCGACCGGGTATTTGTAGTCGCAGGAGAGCGCCGCGCAGGTGCGCGGGGCCTCCGCGGCGACGGTGAGCACGCGCGTTTGCCGGATCGTCGTGCGGATGGGGTCGGCGAGGCTCCCGCGCGCGAGCGCCAGGTGCTCGCCGCGGCGCGGCGCGAGGCGCTCCTGCTTCAGCGCCGGCACGAGCGGCACGCGGTTCCACGCATCGTGGAGCTCCGCGGGCACGTAGGCGTCGAAGCCGCAGCGCGGGTAGCAGGCCTTCAGCTCCGTGAGTATCAGGCGCACGGCGTCAAGGGTCGGCCCGGCGACCGCGAAATCGCGCGCGACGTGCCAGTGGCGGCCGCGGCGCAGGAGCACCGTCGCCACGGTGTCGGCGGGCGTGCCGTGCCAGCACAGCGTCAGCCGCTCGTTCGCCGCGGGCTGCGGCGCCGGGCCGATATTGGCCTCGGAGAAGTCAGGATAGACCGGCTCGCCCGCGAACATGCGAAGAGAGTAGGCGAGCGCGTTTAAGATGTCCACCCGCCCCTTGGGGAAGTTCATGAATTCGGCCACGAGCTGGGCGTGGTTTCGCTTGCCGCCCACGAGCACGATGTCCCCCGCCTTGGCGAAGGGCTGCAGCCCCATGATGAAGGTCTCCTTGTCGCGGTCCTGGGGCGCCTTCAGTTCGCGGATCGCAATCGCCACCCCGCGGCGCAGCATCTCGTAGCGCAGCGGCTGCATCAGGTACTCGTCGAGCGAATCCTTCTCGATGCCCACCTCCGACACGCGCTCGCGCTCCCAGGTCTCGAAGACGTCGGCGCGCAGCTCATCGGGCTTCCAGAAGGCGCCCCCGCTCTTGTGCACGATCAACTGCGAGCCCAGGCGCGAGACGATGACCTTCCCCGTGCGCGCGGAGGTGGCGGCGTGGGGCGTCCTCGCCGGGTCGTAGATCGCCTTTCGCGCGAGCCAGGCGGCCGGGGCGACATCGGTGTAGCGCAGCCACTCCTCGTGGAAGGCCTTCGCCTCGCCCTCGTCGACGTTCAGCATGTATTCCTGCATGAACTGGCGCAGCATCCCGGCACGCTCGTAGCGGTCGCGCTCGCTGCGGATCCACGCGATGGGGTAGCGGTCGGGCCACGCCGAAGCGGTCGCCGGGTCGTCCAGTTCCCCGTTGGCGATCGGGAAGGCGGCGCAGAGCCAGTCCGGGTTCGCGCGCAGCCGCGTCACCAGGCAGTCGGCGGCGCGCGGGGTCTCGGTCACGCGCACCTTGCGCAGTTTCTTGTCGAGCGCCGGCAGCACCTCCGAGTAGAGCTTCTTCATCGTCTGGTCCACCGCCTCGGTCGAGCGCACGCGCTCGAGGTTCTCGACGTCGTCGAGATACGCGCGGTCGGGGCGGCGGTCGAGATACTTGAAGCCGGTTATCTCCTGCTCCCAGCCCGCGCACTCGAGGAGCGCGCCGCTCGTGAACCAGATCTTGTTCTCGATCGGCTTCTTCGCGAGCACCTTGCCCCCGAAGAGCTTCAGGAGCTTCGTGTTCGTGCGGCACTCGTGGGCGATGGCCTCGAGCTTCTGGCACGCTTTTGCGTAGGTCTCACCGAAGATCACGCAGTAGAAGAAGTTGCCGAAGGCGCCCTCCATCGTGAGCGCTTCCTCGGCAAGGGTCGTCTTCGCCGCCTCGCGGAAGGCCTCGATCAGCACGAACTCGTCGGCCGAGCGCCACAGGTCGAGGATCGTTACGTGAAAGTCCGGGCTCGCATACTCGTGGCGGTGGCGAAAGAGCATGGCCGAGCCGAGCGCCCGGTCCTGCGAAATCGCCCGCAGCAGCGCCTTATCCTGGACCGACACGCCGCCTCATCGCCCACGCACGCTTGTGCTCGGTGCGGCACGGCCGGCACACCCACACCCCGGAATTCCACACCCCGAGCGAGCGCGCGTGACCGCAGCGGAAGTTCGTCACGTCGCACACGATCTCGCGCCGGATGCCCACGCGCCGCTCGAGCAACTCCGCGCGCAGCCGCGCATACGGATTCACTGCGGCCCGGGCAGCGCCGGCGGACTCGCGAGCCGCGGCGACTCCACAGCCACGGGCTTCGGCCGGTTCACGATCACCATGCCGCAATTCTCCGGGTTCACCGTCACGCTCCCGTCGACGATCACCCCCTTGTCGGTGTTCGCCGTCGTCACCACCCCGCTCCCCCACAACCCGGTCACCCGCACGCACGACGCCGTCGCACTCCGCGCGTTCGCAATCGCATCGGCCGGCACACCACCCAGCGCATTGCAGCCGGCAAGAAAGGGCACGGCAAGCACAAGCACCCGCCTCACGCCTGCCCCGCCCTCACGATCGCATCGAGATTCGCCGCCACCTGGTCCACCCGGTCCCCAATAGGGGTCAGGTCCGCCTGCTGCGCATTCAACACAATCGCCTTCACCGCCTCCACCTTCTGATCCACGACATCCAACTTCGCCAGAATCTCCGCTATGCCCTGCGCCATGTCGCACCCCTTCACGTGAAAATGAAAGTTGATCGTGATCACCGCGCGAACGGTAACCCCACCACCCACGGAAAACAAGGGAGGGGGGCCTCGCCGCTCGGGAAGAGGGGGTGCGCCAGCGAGAGGGGTAGTCCGGGGGCTCGAGGTGGTCCCGAAGTTAGCGAGCACTCACACCAGCACGTGAGTGAACGCTCACACTCCGATGTAAACGCTTGCAGCCGAGTTTACATAATACAGATTGTGCGAACTAGCACACAGACTACCGAACACAATCATGGACTTACGTGCTTAGACCTGATCTAAATATAGGTCAGATTCGCAATTGCTGCGATCGCACATCGGCCTGGAGCTCGAGCTGGCCACCCCGGCGCTGGTGTGAGTGAGCGTTCACTCCGGCGTGCCAGCGCCCCGACGACGACGCGATGACGGCGCTACGGGGAGGGCCAGCCGGGAGACAGATCAGGGGCGGTACCCCAGCGCCGACAGCCTCTACACGCGCGCGTGAAGTTTACGTGAAGTTTGCGTGAAGTTTCACGTAAGGTGGCGCACGAGGTGGAGCGTATCGGCCCATGACGCGTGCTCATCGCAAACTGCGGTCCACTGGTCTTTACCGGCT